GCTTACTCTTTAGATGAGGGCAACACAATCTTTTGTGAAGCTGAAATAGGTGGTCATCAAGACAACTATGATGACGATAATAATAAATATCAAAATACAATACTAAAAAAAATGAAAAGGAGTTCATAATGAATTTAAGACAATTATATAATCAAATTATTACTAACGAAAAATCAAGAGATTTACACATAGAAATAATTGTAAATGGTAAAGTTTATTTAGTTGGAGATATTGAAAGTGATTTTGATAATGGAGCATTAAAATTATATACTGTTTATGAAAAAAAAGAGGGGGATAAATAATGTATTATAAAAAATTTAGCGATAAAGAAATGCAATTAATTAGGCAAGCCATTAATGAAACAAGTAAAATGATGGATTCTTTAATTTTATCAGGAAATGATAAATATAAAAAAGACCTCAAGATAATGGAGAAAATACAGAAAAAATTAGTACATTGTTACTATTTAGAAAGAAAATAAAAATAAAACTTTACTTTTAAAAACCTATATACTAAGATAGGTTATATAATTAATAATAAGGATAATAATATGACTAGTAATAATAAAATTAAACTTTTAAATATTAAATCATCTCAAGATTACGATAATTACTTAAGACAGTATATCGTAAAATATTCTGTAACCACTAAAATCGCACAAGGAAAATACTCTACTAAATTTTTTCCAGAGTATAAAGGTGCAAAAAGTTATCTTGGTCAGTTACAGAAAAAAGACCACCTTACTCAATCAATTATATATGGTATTTCACGACCACCCCATACTATATTATCAGTTAATGTAACTATGGAGAATATGTAATGAAGAAGATGGCTTTTAAAAAACTTAACAGATTTGACCTAATAATAGATGGTCAGATAGTGGAGCATTATTTCAAAGTTGTTTACAAAAATGAAGCTGTAGCACTTTGTGATAATAAATTTAATATAATAAAAATCTACAACTTTAATGGGGAAGAATATGAAGTTATTAACGAAACCAATAAGAGATAAATTAATCTCAAACCATCAAAAGCAAGATGGAACTAAGACGTTCAGAGCAGAACTAAAGCTATTTAATCCGACTGGCATGGGAACTTGGTATATATCAGAACTCAATCCAGAAACAAATATAGCATTTGGGTTATGTGATTTGCATGAACATGAGTTTGGCTATGTTTCACTTGATGAATTACAATCATTAAAACTGCCATTTGGTCTTGGAATTGAAAGGGATTTATACTTTCAACCAAAAGATTTTCAAGATATAATATTTAATATAAATAAACCAAATAATATTCAAGCAAGGTAAAGGGGAAGACTATGCAAGATTTATTACACGATATAAAAAAACTAGAAGAAGCAAAACATCATTTGATTCTAGCTAGTGGAACTACAAACAAAATTACAACACAAGCTGATATCACTAAAGCAGTAATTTGTATTTCAAGTCTTATTGAAGAAAAACAAAAAATTGTTGATGAGTTTGAAAAACAAGCACCGAAAGGTATTCAAGATTTATGCAATCATATTAGAGGAGAAAAATTATGGGTGTAAAGTATAAAGAATATCTTGCAGAGAAGTTTGAAGATGACATCTTGCCAGACATCTGTAAGGACAGTGAATCTTTAGAAGAAGCACAAATAAGAAGCGAATTAATTTGGAGCAGAGATTATGGGTTTGTCTGTAACAAAGAATCACTTGTAGAAAAAGTCGAAGAAATTTGGAATGAAGTTTGGGAGGTTTACAAATGACTGACAAAGATTTTGATTTAAAATTAGAACTGTTAGTTCAACAAACAAAATTAACAACTTATTTAAAACTTCTTAATGAATTAAATTATAAAATTGATGTTGTATCTAATAATATTCTAGAAATTACCAAAAAAATTAAAACTACTGGAAAAGACATAAAATGAATAAATATTTTAAACTTCATTTTGAACAAGCTAATAGTTATCGAAAAAAGAATAAAGGAGTAGTTTTGTTTTCTAAAGTCCTAGTCACTATGCTTTTGCTAGTGGCTTTGGGGTTTATGTTTAGTTGTTCAACAACACCTATAGTCGATTCCAGAGGTAAATCTTCAGCAAATATTAAAGGCGACATGAATAGATATCATGATGACTTGCATACTTGTAAAAGTATTGTTGCTGATAATACAAGTTATATTTGGGATAAAGGAAAAGCATTTTATAATTTAATGCGATTTAAAGTGTTATGGCTCAGTCCAAAAGCACAAACCAGAACTGATATGCTCTATAATTGTTTAGAGGGTAGAGGTTATAATGTCATTAACAAATAATAGGAGGTTAATATGACAAATCAAGCAATAGGAACAGTAAAAAGCTGTTTTGATAATACTAAAGATGATGGAGAATTTAATTATGCTATCATTTTAAATGATGAAACTAGGCTATATTATCGTGGCTTTGAATTAAATCCACTTTTTAAGAATGGGGATAAAATAAAATATAAAGTCATTAATACCAAAACATCTGGACAAGGCAATCCATATAGCAATATTTCAAGTGTTGAATTAACAACTGAAACAAGTACAGGGACATCAGTGCCAACAAAAAATGGTACGCAAAGACTAGACATATTTGTTACAGGAGTTGTTGGTCGTGCTATGGGTAGTGGTCAATTTTCTCAGATAGATATTAAAGGATTAACCAAAAATGCAGTAGAAGCGTTCAATGAAAACCTTAAAGAACTATAAAAAACTTTTTGCTGACTATTGGGGGTATTGTGAAAGCGATACTCCTATATGTTGGCTATGTGTAAAGCAGGTGGCAGTAGATATACATCATATTGAAAATAAAGGTATGGGTGGTGTTAAAAACAACCGATTAAACAGAATAGATAATTTATTTCCTTTATGCCGTAGTTGCCATAATAAAGTACACGAAAACAAAGGGATAAATGAAAAACTAAAGTTAATTTTAAAACATAAAATACATATGAAAGAATTAAATGTTTAAAGCAATGGCATTAATTTGTAGTGCTTGGATAGCAAATGGAGAAGCAAAGCAATCGTGCTTTACTCATATGTTTGAGTGGGAATTTGAAACTAAAAAAGAATGCCAGATGAAGTTGTTATATTACAGAGCAAAAGAACTGCCATCATATCACAATATAGTCTTAGGAGAATGTATAAAGGTAAATAAATTATGATTGGAGAAAATTTAACAAAAGAAACTGTAAAAATAATTAATGAACGTGGTAAAAATTATGGGGATATAAAAGAAAATCACGATTTATGTGCAGTTGGTATTAATGCAATAACTGAATACGCTATTAGAAAAGATGGTAAGGTTTCTAATTTTCATTTTGCACTTATTATGATTTGGGTAAAAATTGTAAGGTTACTGACAAATCCAAAACATAAAGATAGCGTAAAAGATATTATTGGATATGCAATAACACTTTCAGAATGTGTAAAGGATAAATAATGGATATATACTCATTACAATTTGAACCCTTAAAACTTTCGCATCAGCAGGAAGAACTGGGAATGATATTTGCTGACTTAGACACAGCAGTTGAACTAATGAAAAAAGAAGAAAAGATGCTGATTGCAGAATTAACTCTTTTTTATTCAAGAAATAAAAGTTATAAAAATATGAAAGAATTAGATGGGTTAATATATACCCACGAAAAGTTTAAGGACTACATTAATAGATATAATGGAACCCTTAAAAAAAGGAATCGAGCCAAGATAAGGTTTGAAACCTTTAAAACGTACAGAGACGATTTGAGAACGAAAATGGTCAATGAGCGTGAACTGGTGAAACTAAGATAGAAAGGAATAGTTATGAGCCAAAATCAAACACAAAATTATCAAATATTAAATTATCTTAAAAAAGGTAAAACAATCACACAAGTTGAAGCATACCATAAATTTGGGTGTTGGCGTTTAAGTGCTAGAATATTTGACCTACGCAAAAAATATGACATAAAAACAGTAAATGTAACGCATAATGACAAAACTTATGCACAATATTCTTTAGTTGCAAAATGATAGAGCATTTTAAAAAGTTTGATAAAGGTGGTAAAAGTCTACTGCCTTTATCGTTTAGTCATTTAAATGAGTTTGCATTTTATAGGGAAAGATGGGCATTAAAAAGAATATTTGGATATGAGTTTCCAAGCAGTGCATCGGCAGTTAGAGGGCAAAGCGTTGAATCTGGTTTAAATATGGTTTTAAATGGTTTATCCACCTCTGAAGCATCGCAAAAGATGATTGAGGAGTATGATGCTAATTGTTCAAAGTTAACAGACCCAAAAATTGATATTGAAAGAGAAAATTTAATACCATTATTTGAGTTAGGTGCGAAAAAATTTCAAGAATACGCTTTTCAATGGAATTTATTAAATTATCAAAAAAAGGTTGAACTGGATATACAGGGCATACCATTCATAGGATATACTGACTTTCATTTCGAAGATAAAAATACGAAAGAAGATTTTTTTATTGATTTAAAAACATCAAAAACAATGCCATCAGAACCATCAATGTCACATAAAATGCAACAAGCTATTTATCAAAAGGCTACGAATAGCAGACAAATGTTATGGTATTTAAAAAACCCTACAAAAACAAAAGATGCTGAATGGTCTCAAATAGAAGTAATGGATTATGAAACACCATTTAAAGTTTGTAATCATATTATCACTGTGATGAGTAACTTTTTAAAAAGCGTAAATTCAGAAGATGACATTAAAATGGCTTTAGTTCCAAATATAGATAATTGGATTTGGAAAGAAGATACAGTAAAAAAAGCTAGATTAGAAGTATGGGGATTTTAAAAACCTGTTTACAATGATAGGTTTAATAATTATAGTCATTTATAAATATATAATAAATAGGAGCATATTATGGTAATTACAGAAGATTCAAAACCAAAAGAAAAATTAAAAGCGTGGTATTTGTTTACAGATGATTTTATTGCAGGAACACAACATTTAACAAATCTTGAAGTTGGTATTTACATAAGATTACTTTGTTGGAACTGGAATAAAAAATGTTTTGGAATACCTAATGATAATATAATTTATTACAGGATAGCTAGTTGTCATACTCATAATGAAAAAGAAGCTTGTGATAATGTATTAAAAGAGTTTTTTATTGAAGTTAATAATAAATTTCAAAATGAACGTCAGCTTCAAGAGTTTTTATATATCACTAAACGTATAGAAGCTTCAAAGGAAAATGGTAAATTAGGTGGGCGACCAAAAAAACCTAGAGAAAACCTAGATAAAACCCCTCTACCCCATACCCCTACCCCTACCATTAAACCTAAAACCAAAGAAAAGAGTAATTTCCCTTTATTTTGGGAAAAGGTTAAAAATAAGGTTAGCAAGGGAATAGCTGAAAAAAACTTTAATAATTTAGATTTAGAATGGAAAGATAAAGCTGAAGAATTAGCGAATATGTATAATAAATATTTTGATACAGTAGAAGATAAAAAATTTGCCAAACAACCAGCTTTCTGGTTATCAGCCAGAAAATATGAAGATGAAGAACTATCTAATAATACAGAAAGAGTTGATATGTATTATTTAAGATT